TTATTACTTTTTGACTGACAACGACCAGACCTAGGATCTGTAATCCTGTGACCAAATAACCCATTACGAATTATGGCACGATGGCTTCTTGGAATGTTAAATTCATCAAAAATTACTTCAATGACTTCTGAAGCAGCATCTGGATCCAGGTTGTTGGTGGCAGCTGTATAATCAGCAGATACCATCCGACAACATGTACCTTTAAAAGGATTACCTTCAATTAGGCCTTTAATATGAAATTCGGATAGAGGATTGGAAGTAAGATTAAAAACAGGGGATTGTTTTAAAAGACCCCAAAATAAATTTTGATACCGCCGTAAAAGCAGGTATGGTTCAGCTTCACTGACCGAAATAACCCTAACTTTAAAGGGCTCAGCCAGGCCGACTAAATTACACTGAATTGGGTTAGGAGAAATCAGATTCCTAACCCTACGATTAAATTCAAATTCCAATTCGGGATAGCCATACGACCTAATTTCTATCATCTGACTAGTCTTTATATTAAATTCTATCCTATTCAAAAAACTATTAGAAACAATATGAATCCAATGGTCGGGGATAATCCCCGATGACTTCGATGAAGATTTGTTTTTACCTGATTCGTTGAGAATGCCAGCTGTATCGATCTTGTTCAAGAACGATGTGGTTCCTCCTTCCTTACGGACATATTCAAAAGAACTTTTCATTGGGGGAGGTTCTTGATCTTCCCCTCTATAGCCCTTCTTTTCCAAACGACAACCACTACACTTTTCCTCAGGACAGATTTCTGAAAGAAATTCATTCTGCCATCTTGGCTGACGCTTTATACGGGAACACAATTCCGAGGTGACATTCCGAACTTTGTCTATGACCTTTTCCTTAAGATTTAAGAGGAAAGGATCTTCATGGTCATGTCGTTCTGTTAAGGTATGGAATGTGGCAACACATTCCTCTCTTATCAGAACGTCGTGAATCGGTGGAGCGCCTTTCTTAACTTCGTTAATTGAAAAAAAGACACTCATCTTTTCGGCCGACATTTTACTGTGACCTGACCGACGCACTAACTTTCTTGACAATTCGGGAGCAAGGAAATGCCCAGGACAACCTTGCACATAATCAGGTGTATCTTGCACCTTATCATTCATACATCTCGCCAGCAAAAAGCAAGTCGAGAATTTCAAAAATTTTTCCAATTTTAATTGAAGTTCATAGTATACAAAAATTTCTAGGGATTGACGGTAATTGAACCAGTCAAGACCCTCGTATCCATGAACCTGAAGGACCTTAAAATATAAATCTAAAATTAAAACACATTTATCCACAGCAGATTGAAACGCTTGGATAAAGTCCTTCTCCAAAATTTCTCCTTCCTGATCCATTCGAATTCGATCAGGGTATCGCAACCAACCACCATAACTCACATACCCCCTTGGCATTACTGCTTTCGGGAATAGGTCAGCTACGACTACATGGTCGAGACCTTGGTCCGGTGATAGGTGGACAGACGCAAGTTGGACTAGGTTTTTTGTCCAACCGCGAACTCTATTCCTAAAAAGTCTACTGAACAATTCTGAAGGGTTTTTCTGAACTCGTTGGAACTCTCTAGATCGACAACGGTCCATTCGATTGGCTGGTGGGTTTTCATTTGATGGTGGATCTCGTCCAAATTTCCT